GTGGCAGCTCGGTTGTGTTGTGATTGAGCGCAGCCCAGCGGATGACATTAAAGTGACAAAAAACAAAAACCGAGAATCTCAAAAGGTAGACGGCGTTGTCGCGTCGATCATGGCTTTAGGGCAGTATTACGATTGGAAAGGGAGCCAGCCGAAGGGAGCAAAAACGTTCAAGGTTGTAGGATTTAATTTTTAATCGTAAATTTGTGGTATGGGTTTTCTCGATCGTGTTCGCGGTTTATTTGGAGGTAATAACGTTCAAACGTCGGTTGCGTACACAGGCACGCCAAATTTTTGGATGAATTTAGGATTGGGCCGCGAAACAAATAGCGGTCAGCAGATAAGCGCGTCGAATGCGATGCAGTTAAGCGTCGTTTATTCGTGCATAAATAAGATTGCCAGCACGGTTGCGATGTTGCCATGTAATGCGCACCGCATCGAGGGCGGCTTCGACCAAGTCAGTAACGTTGGTAATTATTTGCTGAACGTTTCTCCGGACGATAAAATCACCTCAAACGAATTTAAACAAGCGTTGATTGCGATGTCGTATTTATACGGCGTCGGTTACGCGCACATAATCCGCGATCAAAGGACGGGCGACGTGTTGCGTTTGGAGTTGTTGCACAGCGATAAGGTGAAACGTGGGAACATTGACGGCGTTGATGTTTACGAAATTGCTGACGACAAGTATATTTTACCGGAGGACATTATAATTGTGCCAGCGATTATGCGTAAAAGTCCGGTCGAGTTGAACGCTGAGAGCTTGGGATTATTCAAGGCGGCGCAGTATTACGCGGCAAAGTTTTTCGACGGCGGTGGGGTGATGAATGGATTACTCACGAGCGATGAACCTTTGGAGCAAGAGCAGATTCAAACGTTATTGGAAACCTGGGAACAGCAAGCTGGTAAGCAGACGCGAATGATGCCGTTCGGTATGAAGTACCATCGTTTTGGTGTTGAACCGGACAAGGCACAAAACACGGATGCGCGTAAACACGAAGCCGAAGAGATTTGCCGCATTTTTAATATCCCGCCAGCGATGATTGGATTAGGTTCGTCGTCTTATGGTGACTATGAAAACCAAGCGCGTGCGTTCGTTAATCAATGCATCGCACCGATTGCGGCGAAGTTGGAGAGTGAATATAATTTCAAGCTATTGACACGGGCGGACCGTGAGCGAATTGGATTCCGTCACGACATGGATGAATTGATGCGCGGCGACATGGCGGCACGTTCGGCGTTTTACGATAAGATGTTAGTTAATGGCGTGATGAACCGCAACGAAGTAAGAGCGAAGGAACGAATGAATAAGATCGACGGCGGTGAAATTTTCACGGTACAGGTTAATCAAATATCGTTGAACGAGTTGGATAATTATTCTAAGAAATTAGCGAGCGATGGCGGTGAGTGATTTTATAACGAAGGGCGACGACAAAGCGGTGTAAACGAATTGATTGAAAAAAATGGAAGAGAAACAAAAAAGTTTAAACAATTTGGAAACGCGCGAAGCGACGTCGGTTGTTTCGTCGGTAAACGACGAGAGCAGAACCATCGAAGTGACATTTGGCACGACGTACCCGGTGCAAAGATACGACGGTCAAAATGCGCGTTATTTTAACGAGGTTTTAAGTTTTGATCCGGCGCACGTTCGCATGGAGCGCATGGAAAACGGAACGGCTCCGGTTTTAAACAACCACATGAACACAGGCACAGACGGCGTACTTGGTAAAGTTGAGAGCGCACGTTTAGAAGTGGATCACGGCGTCGCGGTTTTGCGATTTGCGAAAACGTCCGACGTCGATAACACATGGGAAAAGGTACGCGACGGTATTATTTCCGGAGTGTCCGTTGGTTATCGCGTTAATGAATACACGGTAACGGACCGCAGCGGCGACGTTCCAACGTACACGGCGACGAATTGGGAACCGTTGGAGGTAAGTATCGCGCCGGTTCCAGCCGATCCGCGCAGTTCGGTAAGGAGCGCGACCGACAACGTTGAAATTAAAGGAGATGAAAAAATTATTTATAAAATTGAAGAAATGGATCAGCGCGACGTTGCTCCTATTGTTAAACAAAATAAAGCGAGAAAGATGAATCTTAACGATTTAAAATCGTCGCGCAAAGCGATGGAAAATGAACTTGCAGATTTGAACGTATTGACCGAGATGGACGACGTTCAAAACGCAAGATTTGCGGAAGTTGTCGGAAAAATCGACGACCTCACAAAATCAATCGAGTTAAAGGAAAGAGCTGCCGAGCAGTTGAAAGCGCGTGCCGTTGCTGGTGAGTCAAAATCAACAAGCGAGGAAAAGGAAATTTCCAAGTTGAAAAAACGTTTTTCGATTACCGAGAGCGTTCGCGATTTGATGGACGGAAAAGGTTTGTCAGGTGTTGCGATGGAGATGAAAACCGAGGCGGCCCGTCAAGGACACCACGGTCAAGGGATTGTTATCCCAGCGAATTTCCAACGTGCCGGAGGTGCTGACGATTTCCAAGCTGGTTCAGGCGATGGAACGGGATTTGTTGCAACCGAAGTTGGGGCGTTTATCGAAGGATTGACCGCACCGCTCGAAGTTGAAGCATGGGGAACGCAAGTGTTGAGAGGTTTGAGCGGGAACGTTCAATTTCCGCGTGAGAGCGTAAAAGCAACGGCGACCGCTGAGGGCGAAGTCGATGACGATGCAAATTCAGGCATGGAGATGGACGAGCTTACTTTGTCACCAAAGCGTTACGCGAACACGACCAAGTTCAGTAAGCAGCTTATGTACCAAGCAACCGGCGACGTTGAGGCGATCATCGCAAACGCATTGCGTAGAGGTCACGAGCGTAAAGTGTTGAGCGACATTTTCACCGGTTCTGCTGGTATCACAGGTATCACCGGGATTGCCGGAGTGAACGACATCGCCGCTGCCGATACGGCCAATTATGCTGCGATCGTTGCGGCGTTGGAAGCTGCTGTACTTGCCGATCACGGTTTGACACCAAATGCACGTTTTGTATTGTCGCCAAGCGCATACGATTATATTAGCAAAGCGGTGAATGTTACCGGAGTGAGCGCGTTGATCGACAACATGAACAACACAATCAAAGGTTACACATACCACAAAACGCCATATCTTGCGGACGCGTCTGCGGGAGTTGGTCAAGCGGTGTTTGGTGATTGGGCTAACGCGGTGTTAGCGTTCTTCGGAGCAATCGACATTGTTGTTGATCCGTACACAGCGAAGAACACGGCACAAGTTGAAATCACGATGAATCAATTTATCGACTTCAATTTGACGCAGCCAGCAGCGTTTGCGTTTGAAAACGGTATTACTGCTTCATAGTTAAGCTAAGAGGGTTAGCATAAATAAAACGCCGATCGGTCATGGTATCGGTCGGCGTTTTTAATATTAAAAAAAAAATGCGGGTAACATTTGACAAAACGAAATTGATTGACGACGTGAGCGGAAATCAAATTTTGAGTTTAGGCGACGCAAAGAATTGGCTGCGCGTAGATTCAAACGACGAGAACGATTTAATTCAGTCGCTCGTTGATGTTGCTGTGGGCGCAGTGCAAAGCTATACCGGTCAGGCGTTGGACGAGATCAGCGAGTTCAAGTTTTATTTACCGGATTTTGTCAATGTCAATTTGCCTGTTGGGCCGTTGCGATCCATTGAAAGTATTGAATACTACGACCAAGGAAACACCCTAAGCACGTTGGCAACAAATCTTTATTGGACGGAGGTCGGCAACGTAACGCAACCAAGGCTTTATTTTAAGCAACCATTACCGGACGTTTACGATTATCGGGCGCAGCCGGTTATTATTACGGCGACGGTTGGTTATGCTGCAAATGGTGTTCCGCCGGCGGTGTTGCACGCGGTTCGGTTGTTGTTGTCGCAGTATTACGACATTCGCGAGAATTTCGCGGTTGGCACGGTTGTTTCTGCCGAGATGCCGAACGGAATAAAATCGTTGTTATCACCTTACCGAAATGTGTATTTCGTATGAGATTAGGGCGGTTAGATAGACGAGTATCATTGGAGGGTTTGACCTACACGACGGGCGACTACGGTCAGCGCGTTGAAGGTTGGACGGCTATCGCCGATATATGGGCGAATGTGGACACGCGCGGAGGTAATGAGAGCGAGAAAGCACAAACGGAATACCCAGCGCGAAAGGTTGTTTTCACGTGCCGATTTCGCGATGATGTTGGCCCGGATGATCGCGTTGTGTGGGGCGGTGATGTTTATGAAATTGTGACGGTGGAGGAAACGCACTACACGCGCAAAAGGTATTTAAAGGTGCACGCTATTTTAAAAGGGGCTCAAGATGGTTAATATAAATTTTAACGATAAGGAGCTGCAAAAGTTTTTAAAGCGCGTCGCATATTGCGCGGAGTTCGGTCGTAAGAATCAGCGCGAGATGGTGAAGATAAACCGCCGCGTTTCAAAAACGTATTGGATGACGGCGCGACGTAGTATCCGCGACGCGAAAGAGGTTTTTAAGGTGTGGAAAAACGGCAACATTTATCGAGAAGTCACACCGGGAACATTGCGCCGTTCAATGGGCGCTTGGCGTTCGAGCCGTCGGAACAATGTTATTTTAGCCGGACCGCGGGCGTTTTCTAAAGCACCAAACATTAACGCTGACGGGTGGTTTGGTACGATTGTCGAAGCTGGCCACGTTGGTACATCAGCATCGAAGAACACGCGCAACAAAGGCGTTTTTCAAAAGACATTGAAGCAAACGACCGAAACGATGCGCGTCCAGCAAATTGCAGAATATCGGAAAGAATTTAAACAATACACGCGATGAACGTTGTCGGAAAAGCAATAAACGAAATTTTACAAAACGGCGCGACGAATTTACCGGCGCAGCCCGATTTTGCGCAGAACGATTTTGCCGACACATATATCGTTTATCGCGTTGTGAACATCACACCAAGCGACACGAAAAGCGGAGCTTCAACGTTGGATGAGGTGAATATCGAGATTAACATTTATAGCAATGTTTTGGCGACGGTTGCGGATTTGTCGGTGAAGGTTCGCGCCGATTTGGATCGAGTCGCGCATGGTAGTTATGCCGGCGTAACATTGCAAGGTGTGCAATTTACGGACGAGGACACCGGTTACGATTATTTTTCGAGAAGATACGAATGTCAGCACACGTACACATTTCGAGTTGAGCGATAAATTTTGTAAATTTGCAATATGGAATTAAAAGTATTAAAGGCCATTCGCGGTCAAAGATGGGTAAAAGGTGACACAATTAACGTGTCGCGCGATTACGCTAAAAAACTTATTTCCAAAAATCAGGCGTGTTTGCCTGGGGAATACTTGGAAAAGATAGCAGTTAAAAAGGAAGTTAAAAACGACGAAAAATAAAATAAAATGGCACAAACTTTAAACGTAATGAACGGCACAGATTTGGCCGTTTATTTTGGAACATCATCAGGAACGGAGGCATTGATCGCACACGCGACGGAATGCTCAATTTCATTTAGCGAGGACGCACGCGACATCACTACAAAAGACTCTGCTGGATGGCGTGAACTTTTGGAGGGGTTAAGATCATTTAGCGTATCGACTTCACATCTTCACGCAGAGAACGACACGACGAATGTCCAAGATATTTGGAGCGCGTTCAATACACGCGCGACCGTGAATTTATTGATGTCCACGGAGCAAACAGGTGATTACCGTTTTGCGTGTGAGGCGAGAATTTCAAGCATTGAAATGAGCGCATCGACCGAGGACAACGTTACTTATTCTGTTCAGTTTGAAGGAACAGGCGAACCGACATATTTAGAAATTACATAATTTCAAACCATGACCAAAACAATAAAAATTGCCGGGCGTGAATTTCCGGTACGAATGACGCTCGGCGTTTATCGCAAATTTGATAACAAATTCAAGTCCGAAGGGATGAGCGTTCTAAAAATGGGCGACGTGTCGCAGTTGCGAACGGAACACATTGTGCAGCTCGTTTGGTACGGGATTGAAGCGGGTTCGAAGTCCGAAGGTGAGAATCTTGACATTAACATTGAATGGATTTATGACAATGTGGATGTTTCGGAGTTGGGAGAGTTGATGAGCGCGATGGGTGTGGAGGATGACGCACAAAAAAAAACGTAAGTGATGAAAACGGCGTTTCTATAAGTTGGGATGAGATTTTAAAAATAGGGTTAGGGCATTGTGGTTTTAACCCTATTTTGTTGAATGAAATGACATTTGAGGAATTTAACGCGGCGGTAAAAGGTCGGCGCGAGATGATGGATGCGGAGCAGCGCGAAGAGTGGGAGCGGATCAGGTGGCAAACGTGCGTTTTGTTGCAGCCGCACATTAAAAAAGGAACGAGATTAACGGAGCAGAAGTTGCGTCGTTTTCCGTGGGAGCAGAATATAAACACAAGCGGCGCACCAACGCTGGAGGAAATAAAAGCAAGTCGCGAACGAATAATGAAACGAGATGGCAAAACTAGGTGATTTAGTCGCGCGGATTGGGGCGGACACGCGAGGGTTTAACAAGGCATTGGGCGACGTGCAAAGTAGGTCGCGAAAAATGTCCGGGAACATTAAGAACCTGGGCAAACAAATGTCTATGTCGATCACCGCGCCGTTAGCGTTGATTGCTGCGCAGTCCTTCAAAACATTCATGTCGTTTGAGGCGCAGATGGCGAAAGTCAAAGCGGTGTCGGGAGCAACGGCGGACGAGTTTAGTCGATTAGAGGCGAACGCGAAGCAGCTCGGAGCATCGACGAGATTCAGCGCGTCGGAGGTTGCGGAGTTGCAGACGGAATTTGCCAAGCTCGGATTCACGGCGGACGAGATTACCAAAGTAACGGCAGCGACGTTAGCATTGGCACAAGCGACCGACAGCGATTTGGCTAGAGCTGCGGAAGTTGCTGGTAGTACGTTGCGAGCGTTTGGAATGGATGCCAGCCAAACGGGGCGCGTTGCCGACGTGATGGCGTTGTCTTTTAGTTCGTCAGCGCTTGACATGGAGGCGTTCGCGGATTCTATGAAGTACGTCGCACCGGTGGCCAATGCTGCTGGGATG